ACCTTACAGATAATTCAGTTGTGTTAGTAGATTGAATAATTTTTAATTTAGGATTACGACCCACCATCCAGGCAGGTAATAGATAAGATGCAAACTCAGACTTAGTATGTCTAGGAGCCATATTAATAATTACACGTTTAGTTTTACCAGAAGCAATCTCATTAAATTTTTTAGCAACTTGTTTGTGATGTTTACCTTCAATAAAATCAGGCCAAACATGTTTAACAAAAGCCATAAAGTCATCTTTAATATCAGCTTGTTTTTTCTTATCTTTCCATTTGGACATATACAGCGCTAGCTGTCTTTTTACATCAGGTGGGAGCTTTTCAAATTTCTTTAGTTTATCTATATCCATAGTGCATTCGAAAAAAAATTTTGCAAAATTTTTTCAGTTATGTTTTCAGAACCTTAAAGTATTTTACGGCTACGATTATCCAAACCTTTGTATAAATACGTATATATCAAGATTCTTTTTTGTCGCACCTTAAACTAAAAATAAAGAAATTTCAAATTTTCCCTGGCGCTTGGTACCTCTATTGATATGGTGCGGTACGGTTCCGCGAGGTTGCCCTGCGACATTTTGTCGCAGGGCATTTTGTATCATGATCCATGGGGTGCGACATTTTGTCGCACCCTGTATTTACTAACGAGGCTAGTCTAGTAAAACATAATACACATCAGTAAAATTCTTTTGAAACCACTCACGACCCTTATTCATTAAATCATAATCTTCAGTAGCTTCAGCCCCGATAGTAGTGTCATAAATTGCTACTGCAAATGCAGGAATACACGCGTATTGTGTAGTATTCTCATCAGCAAATCTATGCATTACATTCATCATTTTAGTAGGTTCTTTACCAAAAAAACATTTGTCAAATGGTTTTGGTATTTTGTATGTTTTATTATTCCATTCTATTGTTTTCATATTTCCTCGCTTTTGTTAATATCCTATACTAACACAATGGCCCGTCCAGGGCCATTGTCAATATTGTCGCAGTTAATAGTTATGGCTTTTTTCTCTGATTACGCCCTGGAACACAACTTAGCTTAACAACCTCCATGCTTGGCAAATCTTAGTTAAGTACCATAATTTTTAATTACTCATCCCAACTTCTCTTCATTCGTTTCATCTCGGAATATAACTCACCCATGTGAAACTTATCGCAAGTCTTAACCCATTCAATTAGTTCTGCTCGCATTTCTTTTTGATCTTCATATGATTTAGCTTTATTCTTATCAATTGTTTCAAAGTGCTCTTCGTTTTGCTCTGCCATTTTATTCCTCTCGATTTGTAATAATTCATCAAATGTTTCATTTCCTCTCAATGAAACACCTAAAAGTTTGGCGGTATTTTCATAATTAATTTTACTCATGTCTTGGCAACCCTTCAAACATTGTCATTACTCCACCAAAGCTTAATAGTATTCCTAATACTTGGTGGTCTGAATGCATTGCAGTTATGAAACCTAACATAACTAAAAAAAAGCCTGTTAGTAACATCAATAATCTTCCTATTACTTCACCCATAATTAACCTCGCTTTCGTTTTCTATACTATCACACTGGCGGAGTTAGCGCCAGTGTGCAGATTGTCGCAGCTTAATTCACTGTTGAACTAGGCAGCGCCTTAACTTCCTGGTGCCAACTTAAACCATTTTTAGATAAGTTTTGGTCTAATCTTGCAACTAAAGTATCTGGGCTTCCTGCTTCCATAATCGCTTTTTCAGAAGCTCGTTTATTGGCCTTTATTGTTTCAACCAATGCGCCTTCTGGAGTTTTAGCAATTTGAGCTCTTGCTGCTGCTGTGGCCCAATCCCGAACCTGCTCCCAACAATCCTCGGGAGTTATTTTATTTGAATGATAGCCGCTAATATCAAAATCTTTTTCTTCAAACTTATAATTGACACTAGATTTTTTGGCTACCTTGGAAGTCCTAAAGAACCTCGCAGCTTTACTCATTTTACTTTTTACATTTTCGATAGCTTGTTGCAGCTCTTCAATAATGGGTGTTGCCCCAATCTCATCTGCTAGATTTTTTTCTGCTATCTCAACTGCATCCGCTTCAATTGATTTTAATTTCAATTCTGCGGCGTCTATTAATGGATCATACTGACGGTCTAATTCTTTTTTAAACCAATCTCGCTGCCATTTTTGCATTGTTGCTTTTGCCATTTTTCCTCCGTTGTTGTTTTCTGCATACTATCAACAACACATGTGTTTTTGAAGATGACACAGTGTCGCATGGCGCTGCGACATTTTGTCGCGCGTCAATCTGTTTCTTGACAAGATCCTGGAGCCTTGAGCCATGCCTCAGGGTGCGGCGATCTGTCTTAAAATATTTATTGAATAATTAGGATTTTCCTATATAGTTTAATTTCAGCCACATTTGAAGATTTACCGCTGAAACAAAACAGTAAATCTTAATGGGACTTGCACCAGAAAAAGCAAGTAGGATTAGACAGGCCCTGGAAGATAGCCAGTGGGTCTGTCCTGATCCCTGGTCCATTGTGAAACGGATGTCCTTATTAAGATCCGCGGACAAGTAGCGATGGACCTGGAATCAGTTTAGAATGATTATAAAGTAAAAATTATTATGAAAGTAAAAGCACAAGCAACAAGCAACAAGCTGCGACAAATTGTCGCAGGACAATTTGGTAAATTGACAAAGCCTCAAGCTTCAGGCTTCAAGGTGCGTCAAAGTGTACAATGTTTTAAACCTGGTAAACGTGTAAAGAATAGATTCAGGAGGAATATATAATTATGAAAGTAAAAGACGCTAAAAAAATAACGGGTTCACTTACTAGAACTTCAAAAATGCCAGGGCTTAGCTATAGCCTGCCGGCGTGGGAGTGTAAGACGGGATCTAAATTAAGAAAAATTAAAAATTCAGTTTGTTCAATGTGTTATGCCTTAAAGGGTAACTATACAAGATACAAAGCAATAAAAGCCGCTCAGTATGTAAGATTAGACAGCTTAAAAAATTCTTTATGGGTTGCCGCAATGGTTGCACAAATTAAAAGACAGAAATTTTTTAGGTGGCATGACGCCGGAGACGTCCAGGACTTAGAGCACTTAAAAAATATTTATGAAGTCTGTAAGTTGACGCCTCAAATAAAACACTGGATGCCAACCCGGGAGGCATGGATCAAGGATCATTTAGACAATAAACCAGCTAACCTGGTGATCAGGTTCTCACCTCCAATGATTGGACAAAAAAACACAACCTGGCCCAATTCTTCAATGGTTGTATTGAAGGGCGCCAGCTGTCCCGCACCTTCTCAAGGTAACAGCTGCGGAGATTGTCGAGCTTGTTGGGATCCAAAAATAAAAGTTGTTTCATACGGTAAACATTAACAGAAGGGAAAAAATGACAGACAAAGTAGATTGCGCAATTTGGATTTGGGATAATGAATTGCAAAGAAAAAAAAGAATAAGGCTCCAAACTTTATTGAATAGAGTTAATCACACTTTAAGGGATGAAAACCAAACTTACTTTGCCCTGGAGAAGGACAGAGACCAATTTGCAAAAGAAAATAAATGCTAGTTTTTAAACATCCAAAATATTACGAAGAGCTAAGAAAAAAAGCCAAAAAATTTCAAAAAGAAGAAAGGGAAAAAAATGCCAAAGCACAAGCCACAAGCAAGCAACAAGCAGCAAGCGTCAAGCAACAAGCAAATGGAGACTCTGATAAATCAGATTCATGAAGCCTGGGCCTATAAAAATGGATACCAGTCTCAAGCGCCAAGCCACAAGCTGCGACAAAATGTCGCGCGGTATAATGCCTCGGACTACAAAGACTCAAGCAGCAAGCCACAAGCGTCATAACCCATGACGCAAGGCTCAAGCTTCAAGCCACAAGCAACAAGCTTCCGGATTCTTTCTCCTCTGTAAAGTTTTGGCAGGCTACAAGAGCCATCCAAAACTATGATAAATGTATTGTGAGGATGTTTTACGTGAAACGCTATTTGGTGTGGAGAGAAGGTAACTTTATTAGTTTTTGTATATTTTAATTCAACAGTGAAAAAGTGGCCGCTATTATTATAGCCCAATAGGTCGGGAGTACCAGGAACGCTAAGGTTTTCAATCCTAATCCAGGATATTTTTTTAATTTTTCTTTTAATTTCTCCATAAAATTTGGTCTCAGGTTTCAAACTAACAGGCTATTCAATTTTGTTCAAAACTTGACCCATATTCCATGTTTCTGCTTTGACTGTTAAGACTAGTCGATGAGTTTCTCTAGCTCCCAATATTTTATTTTCCATTAATTGTAAAGAAGAAACGTCATAAAATTTACCATCAGGTAAACAAACTTGCACTCTCGCTTCTTGCACGACAGGTGCTTTCATCATCTTGTCTAGAACTTGTCTTAGTAATCTTCCATTCATAATTTACTTTTTAAATGGCGCCCAGTATCTTGTAGAAAGATTAAAAACTACATCGTAAGCCGACGCCATAAACTAACAAAGAGGATGGTTTTTAAGCCAACATCTATTGAATTATTATCATTGTTGTGTTAGATGTCAAGGCAAACACAAATATGACTCAGAAAACAAAAGACAGGCGTTATGATGGTAGGTCCAGACCTTCTAACGATTTATACAAAAAAGAGTTTGATAGAATCTTTGGTAAGAAAGAAAAAACCACATCAGAGTTATTGATGGAAGGATTCGAAGAAGAAAAGAAGATGTTAGAGGAAGAAGAATAAAATGGGAGTACCGAAAAAATTAACGGAAATGCAGATGAAATTCGCACAGGAATTAGTCGCCAATGAAGGTAGGAAGACAGGCACACAATGCGCTATCGATGCAGGTTACTCAAAAGAAGCATCAAGACAACAGGCCAGTGTATTACAGAATCCAAAATTATATCCACTTGTAGTTAAATATATAGGTGAACTCAGAGAAGAATATCAAAAGAAATATGAAGTAACTTTCGGAAGTCACGTTAGAGAATTATCTAAACTTAGAGATGAAGCAAGAGATAAGAAAGCGTGGTCAGCTGCTGTAAATGCAGAAGTTGCTCGAGGAAAAGCAGCAGGTTTGTATATAGAACAAAAGATAATACGAACTGGTAAACTTGAAGACCTATCAACAGAAGAATTAGAATCAAGAATGAAACAGATAATAGACGATTACTCACCTCTTCTCGAAGACGTCGAAGTGGAAGAGTTAATAGAAAAAGTAAAGACCCCACTAAACAAAAAAGAAGACTCACTTAATTAATCGTGTTCAGTTTTATTTAATTCTGTTTTAAGCATTTCAACTATCCAATCATTATCTCTAAACACACCCATCATAACGTTAGTTAATTGGTTAACCACAGCCTCTTCATGTTCATCTTTTTCTAATGCTGCTTTTTCCTGGTTTAATCCTGATATAGATACTGCTGCATGCATGATCTCATGTATAATTGTGTTAGCTCTTTCCTGGCCACATAAATCATGTTGAATAGTAATAATATTTTGTCTGTAGTCATACTCACCAAAACAATCTGTCATTTGCCATTTTTTATAGTCAGGTCTGACATATTTAATTTTGATATCTTTATAACCAACTCTAACTTTATCTGGCAGTCCTTTTGCTTCTACTGCAATTGGAGTTATCTTTTTCTTGAAATGTTTGGGTTTTCTTTTCATATTTTTCTATAATACTTTTTTACAGGATTTTATTGAAATTAAAATTAGAAAAAAATTTGAACTTCGCGTAGGGAAATTGTAACCTTATGTAACCTGATTGTAACCCAATTGTAACCTCAACAAATGGCTTAAAATAACAATAATAGTCAATTGTAACCATGTAACCCCTCTTCGTAACTATTTTCAAAAAATATTTTATAAAAATCTTGGTAAAAAGTATTATAGGTTTTTATCCCTGATTCCTGATGCCTGATTCCTGCTCCATTATCCATAATTATTGGCCAATTCATTACGTTTTTTGTAGTAATACCTACTTTGATGCTCTTTTATCTTCTCCTTATTATTCAAACGCCATTCTTTTAGGTATTGTTTCCTCTTATCCGTCTTACGGTATTCAGCATCATGGTTTTTAAAATATTTCTTATTATTCAGGCGATATTCCTTACTGTACTTATTTAGTCTTTCCTTATTTTCTATACGGTATTCTTTATTGTAGTTTATTTTATCTTGATAATTTTTATACGGCATTTTTATCCTTTTCATTAAAATATAGGTCAACACGTCTTAACCATTTCCATAAAAAACGTTGAAACTCTTTGTCTTTTATCTCAAATTTTTGAAACAACTTATCTTTGGTACACATTAG